TACTTGCAACTTTATCTCTACAGGCCTCAATAAACAAAAGATCGTAATACTTTACATAATTTATAGCCCATTGAGTAATGTCTGCTGTAATCTTTTTGGCGTCTGGGTTAGATGCTAATGTGCATAAAAGAGAAAGCCTCATTGCTTTTTCTCTAGATCTAGATAGTAATGGCTCTAAGTTATCTCTCTCAAGTATGTCTTGTCTTTTAACTATCTCCCTAGCAAAGTCTTGCAATAATTCTTCTGATTCTTTATCAAAATCTAAAACTATAGGATTTAAATCAATCTCTGCATTATCACGCATTACATCATCAGTTTCGTTTCTATACCTTCTAATGTAATTAACCCAATTAGTAATGGTTATAGGTGCTTTAGTAAATTTCTTTAAGTCAGAAACACGCCTTGGTTCTTTTGATTCTATTACCATAAATCTGTTTAAAAACCCGTCTGCAATACGACCACCATTCAAAGCTTTGTAAAAGTTTTTAGGGACTGATAAGCCAACCAAAGTAATAGCTGGTTTGTGAGTTACCCTAGCCATCATTTGCTCTTTGTATTGTTCTTGGACGCCCATTAGAGAGTAGTTATCTGGTCTTAAAGTTCCATGACATCGACCCCAAGCCTCCATTAACGTTTGTATGCCGTCTTCTTTGTTAGTGTTGCCTTGGTTGCTTATAGCCTCTAATCTTTTCCCAAACTCATCCATAACTGTAATTTGAGTTGGCCTCATTTTTAAAACTGAATGAACTGCACCACTTGATGTGTAGCCGTCACCTACGACTAAATTTTGATGTTCTGTAGTATTTAATATTTGCTCTACAAAAGTTTTTATATTTTCTTTGCCTTGGCCCGACTTAGCAATACACATAAAAAACAGAGATGAAAAGTTATTCATGTTTGTTCTATATATCCTTCCGCAAGTAACACTTGCTAAAGATAAAGCTGCAACCAAAGACAACTCAGGTTGAGGAACTTGAGCAATACTTTCGCAAAACTCAAACATGTCTTTTAATAAACCTGGAGGATTAAATAAATCCTTTGGTCTTTCTATAGATTGTTGTGCTTGTACGAATAATGGTGCTTGTTGATTTTTTCTGTCGTGTGTTGATTTAACACTATGGACAACCATATCTATTTCAGCTTGTGGTAATGGTGGGTTGTTTTGTACATTCCAAGATTGCATAAAGAATCTTATAAAATCTACGTTTACATTTTTAGATATTAAATATCCTGCAAATCTTGCGGCTTGATCATTTCTACTTCCTTCTTTAACGCCGTCTAATGAAAATGGTGCTGTTGCATTCTTACTTACATTTTTTGGAACTCCAGTAATCTTTACCCATTCTTGCTCAGTAAAGTCTGGAAGATCTGTAAAATCATGTAGATCCCATTCAACTAAAACTTGTGGCCTGTAAACTTGTCCATTCGCATGTCTGTTATAGGGTGCTATTATTAAGCCACCTACACCTCTTATGTCTATAAGTCTTTCAACAGGAGTGTCGTTTGTTCTTCTTGTAGCAAACGTAGTGTAGTTTTGTGGGTTATTATAGTAATAATGCATACCCTTGCCAGTTATCACCTTAAAAGGCGTTACAGGTAGGTTGTCTTCAACCCAACCCATACTCTCTGGACTGTCTGCATCGACTACTAAAAATTTCCCACAAACTAACGCTACCTGTAAGTTATCCCTATCTTTAAACCAACTTTCAACTAAAGACTCTTCTGGTCTTTCAGTTTTATATTGCTCCCACCCTCCGAGAAAAGAGGGTGGTTTTTTATTCGATCTTTGTAGGGGTACTACATTTAATCCTTCATTAAAATAAGCTAATGCTATATCTAACGACGAATCATTCTCGTTAATGTTAAGTTGAAACATTTACTATGCTTCAACTATATCTTTCATCTCGCCGTAGATAGATTCATAATCTAAACGACCATCTGTTGCTCTAATAATTTTTTTAGCTTGTGCAATAGATGGTTGTCTATATCCGTATCTCCACGCTTTGATTGACGCCTCAGAAATATCAAATAATTTAGCAGCCTCGGGCATACCTAAAAATTCAATATATTGTTTTAATGTATATCTTTTCACTTGTCTATCCTTATATTGTGGTTGAATGTTAATGCCCTCGAGCTTCTTGAGTTCCCTGGATGATAATGTTTTGATTCTAAAATAGTAATTAGCTAACCAAACAAATTCCTTATTACTCAATCTACTCCCTCGAAAATATTAATTTTACACATTGTAGTTTTTTTATGTATAATAAGTCAATAGAGGAGGACTCAAAATATGAGCATAAAAGATAGAATAGTAAGCCCTGATGATCTAGTAGATAAACAGGGTGCAAAGATACTTGTATACGGCGCAGCTGGATCAGGTAAAACAACTCTTTGTTCGACAGGACTTGGAAAAATTTTGGTTATAAGCGCCGAGGCAGGGTTGCTTTCAATCAAAGACTGTAAGAATGTAGATGCCATCGAGGTTAAAGAGGCATCTGAGGTAATGCAGATCCACGATTTGTTGGTCAAAGGTGAACTTCAATATGATACTGTTTGCTTAGACTCGATTTCAGAGATAAGTGAAATATTATTAAGTTGGGAAAAATCTCGTAACAAAGATCCGAGGGCTGCATATGGAAATGTGCAAGAATCTGTTACTAATGTTATGAGAGCGTATCGTGATCTAAAGATGCACGTTGTTTTTGTCTGTAAAATGGAGAAACAAAATGTGGACAATATCATGTCATACGAGCCTAAAATGGTTGGCACTAAATTAGGCCAATCTATCACTTACTTCTTTGACGAGGTGTTAGCACTTCGTGTTATAGAAGACCAAGATGAAGACGGCAAAATAATTAAAAAGAGATGGCTTCAAACTGAAATAGGTCAAGGGCATACTGCCAAAGACAGAAGTGGAAAGCTAGAATCTTTTGAAGAACCAAACTTAGCTTCTTTAATTGATAAGCTAGGTTTTGCTGTAGAGCAAAAACAACAAAGTACGGGAGGTACTAATAATGAGTGATTTTGAAGGTGTGGACTTTATAACTGATATGCCCGAAGGGACTGGATCTACTGACCCAGCTCCAGAGGGAACGCATGGTGCTAAAATTATCGAGGTTGAGAAATATCAATCTCCTAATAGTGGCAACTGGACTTGCAAAGTAGTTTTTCAAATTGATGGAGGAAAATACAAAGATCATAGCGAATGGTATAATCTTTGGCATCCTAATCCAGATACGAAGAAGTTATCTAATGCTTTATTTACACAGCTAAATTTGGCTACTGGGTTTAAACAGTATCCAACTGAGTTTGTATCTTTGGTAGGAAGAGATCTTCAGTTAAAGATGTATCAAATTGAAGATACTTGGACTGATAAGGATGGTAACCCAAGAACTAGTATGAAAACTAAGATATCCAGAGATGGTTATGTTACTAGTAGTATGGCTCCTCCATCTTCACCTGGAGATAAGCCTCCTTTTTAATAGGGTGTGTTTATTTTAATAAGGGGCGAAAGCCCCTTTTTTATTGTTTTAATTTACAGACTTTTCTTTATTTTTTTAAGCATTCGTCTTGCCTTTCTATTCAAAGGATTTCCGTTTTCGTCAAACATGTCAGCTAATGATTCTGCCTTTCTACAGGTTCTTCCATTATTTGATGCAGTCTTCTGGGTTAGAAACGGATTTTTATTTACCTCTTGAGTATTACTCATTTTATCTTCTCCTTTTTTATTGTTTGTTAAAAAGATCTACAGTTATGACTCTGCCACTTGCATAACTTGTTTTTCTGTATTTAGTGTCTTTACTACTTTGATAATAGTATTCAGTTACTGAGTTATTTCTTTCTTCTAACTCAATTTCTTTTTTTCTTTTATTCTTAGCTTGAATGTCTTTTGGATATGCCATTATTTATTATGCTCCTTGGCGATTGCAACGCCTATTTGATGTATTACTTGAGGTACTATTGCGTTTCCTAACGCTTTAAGTCTGTCCACCCGATTGGGTATCCCATCAGCCACTCTACCCACATTGGGTTCAACTGCCCATTGACTCCCATCATTTTTAAACGATTCGGCAATTGGCCTTGGTGTCTCGGTTTCTCCATCAAGTGTTTCATGCTGTTCTGACCTTTGTAATCCCTCGCTGCTGGAGTCGGCCATAGTTTCTTTTTCTCCTCGTAATCTACTGCGTCCGATAGTTTTGCCCCGAACTTCTGACCCGTTCCCTTCCTCGCTACTGAGTAGCCCGTCTCCGTCTCCGTTACATAATCCCCCATTCCTGGAAAGTAATCCGTCGCTTTCGGAGTCGGCCATTTTCTGTAAGGATTCTTGCTCTGACTGTCCGTTACTGCCGCATTCAGATTCCATCCGTGCGTTCCCTTGATCATACTCGGACTTGGTTTCTCTGCGTAAGCCATTCTCGATGTTGCTCGAGGTGTTGGCCATAGCTTCTGTTCCATTAGATCTGTCGTCGGATACCCGTGATTCACTTGTTCTGCTAGAGATCCTGGAGGAACTGTATTCCTCCCCATTTCGTCTCTCATTTTCTTCCTTTTCTCCAAGCCCTCTTTCGATCTCTCCGATATGTTCGTCGCACTCGGAGTCAGCCACATTTGATTTTCCGATAATCCAGACTCTATCTCTTCTATGGGGCGCTTCGATACCGCAAGCTGGAATAACAAACGATTGCGTGGAGTAATTTTCTGTTTCCAAGTCAACACACACATCGTCGAGTGCCATGTTGACGAAGCCAGCAACGTTTTCGATAATGACCCAAGTGGGTTTTTTGGATTTAACAATTTCAAACACATACGGCCAGAGGTGTCTGTCGTCTTCTTTTCCTTTGCGATTGCCCGCTTGACTGAAGGGCTGACATGGAATCCCTCCACAGAGGAGGTCAAATTCTTGAATAATTCTTTCTGGTTCATTTCCTATCTCCTTTAAATCTTTGTATATTGGTGTATTAGGCCAATGTTTATTTAATACTTTACAACAAAATTCATCCACCTCGCAAAAAGCTACAGTTTCAAAAGATTTTGTTGCCTCTAATCCTAATGAAAATCCACCGATTCCCGAACATACATCTAAAACTTTAATCATCTAAAAATCCATCGTTGTCTACAATCAACCACAAAGTTAATATTATAAAAAGACTAACTATTAGGATAATTGCTATAAACCCAGTTAAAATATAACAAAATATATTCATCACAGTTCTTCATAATGTTTTATTAAAAAATCTAGATACCAAGATGCTTTTTTAAGGTCTTCTATATTAGAGTTCTTGTACTTATACCTATGAATATATTTAATTATTGAACCTTCTAAATAAGAAGTAAAATTAGATCCTAGCTGTTGTTTAATATAATCAATACACTCAACACCACCTTCGTTGTAATGAGGGGGGTGGTTTATTTGCATGTCTTCTTCATCAAATGGTGGAAAATTTGCTTTAA